ACTGCCCGACGAACTCGTCGGTGAGGGTGGCGTAGTGGATCCACTGCTCGACCAGCTCCTGCCGCTGCGCCGAATACGTTCCGTTGTAGTCGCGCGAGATGGACGAGTATGACGCCCCCAGCCCTGCCGCCACGGCGCGCAACTGCCCCTGCCGGAACGTGATCACGTTCGGATTGGGCCGTTTCGAGTCGATGAGCCCGATTTCCTCGCCGGGCATGAGGCTGTCGACGATCATCCCCGGTGCCAGGCGCAGATCGCGCCCCGTGAAACCATCCTCGTCGGTCGTTGCCGCCGAGGGATCGTAGAGGTCAGGCGTTCCTTTTTTCACGTACGCCGTGAGCATGGCCGCCACCTTGGCAGCCACACGCTCGCTTTCCTCGTAGTCTTTGATGTCCTCGAGCCGCGTGATGACGCTCGCAAACTCGCTCACGCCGCGAATCTGGCCGATGCGATCGACGAGCGCGAGATGCACCATGCGCGAGGCCTCGATCCGTTTGAGGTACGGCGCCGACGGCACACCGGGGCTATCTCCGGGCGGCGTGCGATAGACCCAATACGCCACGGGGCGCCCCCAGGCGTTGCGCTCAACGCCCTGCCGTATCGTGTCGCCGTCGTCGTAGTCGATCGGCACCATGTCGGCCTCGAGCATCTCGATGCTGAATGGCACGCGCGAGCCGTGGTTGAGGAACTGCACCGGGCCGACGAGCAACTGAGCGAACACCTCGCCGTCACGAATCCACGACCGCGCCATGAGCCGCTGCACGGCAGCGAAATGAAACCGCTGCGTGACCTCCGGGCTGTTCGTCCAATCGCGCCACGCCTCGCGCAGTGCGGCCGCATATTCGTCGTGGATGCAGCCGTCGCGCCGGCGCGGCTGCGGCTCGATGCCGATGCCAGACGGGCCGACGAGGTTATTGACGAGCGTGCGCAGTGCCCCGCGGGCGATGTCGTGGTTCTGCTCGAGGTGGCGCGCCTGCGTGCGCAGTGGCACGGCGCCGGCGCGCACCTGCATGTTCTGCGGGGATTGATCGGTGCGAAACTTGCGCACGCGCGAGGGTTTCGCCGCCTCGTAGTAGGCGAGCGCATTGCGCGCCGCCCTGCGCCTCAGCGCCGATTCCGGGGCAACCACCGCCACCAGCGCGTCGATCGCGCGCCCCAGCATCAGTCGAGCCTCGCCACGGAAAACCCGATGGCGCCGATACCGGCCCCGCGCAGTTTCTCCGACTGAACTCGACGTTCAAGCCGCGCGATTTCCGACTGCACGACGGCCAAATCCGCGCGCGTGAGCCGTTTATCCCCCATCTGGACCATCTGGCCCGCGAGGATTGCGCGTTCAGCGTCGAGGTAGAGTTGCAGGCGTTCAGCCGCCGTCATGGACGCACCCACGGGTATGATTACCGTGGATGCTATGCAATGGCAATGGGAAAAAATAGATCAAAAAGTGCACTTTCGATTTCGCGAAGACTCGCACGCAATCTGGCGAACACGTCGCTTCGACAGCCCGTATTTGTGCGCCAATTCGGCGAGATTTCTCCCGTTGAACTCGGCGCGGATCGCCATGGCACGCTGGCGGCGCTCCTCGCGCGTCATCTCGGCCAGATACGCATTGATCCGCCCGCCGGGATAACGCTCGCGCAGCCCGTCGGTGACGCCATTGGCGATCCAATGCGCCGTTTCTGCGTCGACGCCGAGCAATCCCATGAGGATCTCGGCCACGTCGTTGCGCAGCGACTCGCTCACAGCCGCTCCAGCCAGTCGGATGATGCCACCGGCGAGCGCATGCGGGGCTTTTTCACGGCAGGAGGTGGCGGTTCCTGGGGCGTTTCGGCCGCCGATCGCCGTATCTCGCGCCGCTCCTGTGCCGACATCACGCCCACGTTGCCCGCATCGAGCCGTTTTGCCCAGTGCGGCGGGCGATCCCAGTCGATTTTGTTGGCACCCAATTTCCAACACGCGGCCAGCACATACACGCAGCAGTCGAGCGCCTCGTTGCGCGCGCGGATTTTGCGCCATTTCCCGCTGCTAGAGCGCATCTCGGCGTGCAGTTCCTCGAAAAACGACGGCGCGAGCCAATCGGGGAAGTGCATGAACCCAGGCCCTGCGGTTTTCCTGCGAAGATTCGCCGCCAAGATGTCCTTGAAAAAGCCCGTATTCACCAACCACAGCGGAACGTCGCGGATCGCCCGTCCATTGGCATCGCGCGCACTAGCCCGGCGGATCGGCGTATCACCTTTCCATGATTCCCCTTTCACCAGCATCACGTGCTGGCCGTGCGTCTGGCGGATGCGCCGATACCACGTGTAGGCGTTGGCCGTGGTGCCCGCCTCGCCGCCGGTGTCGACCACGGTGAGATGCACGCGCAGCTCGCGCCCGTCGCCCATGCGATAGGTCGAGCCGATCACGCGATCCGTGAGCACCTCCCAGTCCTCGGCATAGCCGCCCGGGTCGATCCCGATGTGCTCTCCTCGAGGACTCGATCGCAGTTCATACCGGTCGACCAGCCACTGCTCGAGGTGTGGGCCGATGGCATGCACCTGCACTACGAACCGGCCGTGGCGCCCGCCCTGCACGTCGACCGCCGCAACGAGGAATCTCGCCTCGTCGGGCACGACGAACCTCGGCAGGTGCTCGGTTGCGTGGGTTTGCGCCGTCTGCTCCTGCATCGCGCGCGGCAGGTAGGGCATGGCCTGGTCGGTATTGACGGTGGCGCGCAGCGTCTCCTCGGCCCCCGTCATCACGTACTCGCGCAGCCCCTGCAGGTATCTCAGAATCAGGCTGTGCCATGGCTGGTAGGCTGCCGCCACGCCCCCCAGCCAAAACGAGGCCACGGGCGAGGTGATCGGCGCGCCGTTGCGCTCTCCATCACGCAACCAGCGGCCGGACAGGTTGAGCGCATGTTTCAGCTCCGGCCCCAGGCGCACGCCGCAATGAGGGCACCACACGACGGCGTGTTCCTCGGCGAGCTCCGCCAGATCGGCCGTGCGCACGATCTCCAGCAGCTCGTTTTCAGGCGGCAGCGTTTTGAAGAGCGCCAACCCTGGTGATGCCTCGAACAGATTGGCGCACTCTGGGCAGGTCCAGTACCAGCGGCGACGATCTCCGCGGTTGTAGAGCGCGAGAATGCCGGTCGACGGCGGCGCGTCATGCTCGGTGGCTCCGCGCCAGTTCGGGTCGAGAATCTCGCGCCCGGGCGAGGATTCCACCATGCACATGCCGCGCGAGAGGAACGTGGTGGTGCGCTTGAGCCCCAGTGCGAAAACGCTCCCCTCGCCATCCACGTCGTCTGGCATGCGGTCGTAGTCGGTGAGCGCCACATAGCGGTAGTCGCTCGATGCAAGCTGCGAGGCGCTCGGCCAGCCCAGTTTCAGCCACATGCCGTGGCGAAATAGCTTGTCGTGCGTGTTGTCGTCCTGCCCGCTCGGAGAGCGCATGCGGGCGAGCGCGGGCGAGTTGCGGATCATGCGATCGACGCGGATTTTCGAGTACTCGCGGGCTTTTTCCTGCGTCATCTGCACGACGAGCATGTCGCCTGGATCGCACGTCACGGCGTAGCACACCCACGCGTCGAGCAATGCCATGGTTTTTCCGCTTCTTGCGGGCCCCACGAATACAACGGCCTCATGCCGGCGGCTCGACAGCAGGTTCATCGGCTCGACCATGTACGGCGTATCCTCCGGCGACCACGGGCCGGAGTAGCCGCCAGGCTGGTCGATCATGAGCGTCTGTGCTGCGGATTCGGCAATGGCGATCCGGCGCGGCGGGTCGAACGCTGCCGCCGCATCCGCGATGGCGGCAAGTGGAGAGGCGAACTCATGCGCGTTTTCTGGCATGCGATTCCTCCGCGTTGAGATTGCGCAATCTCGCGCCCAATGCCGCCAGCGCGGCGTCGATCTGCTCGGCCAGCGTCTCGGCCACTTCAGGCGCGAGCCCCATCTGCCGCTCGAGCCTGTCAGGGATCGCTCGCAAATCCTGCGCGATGGCTGCGAACGCCGTGGCCACGTCCCGAGATACCTCAGACGCCAACATCATCTCGCCGATGCGTTTTTTCAATTCCAGCTTGGCCATCTCGGCCTTGGCTCTCTCATGAATGACCTTGGCAACGGTGAGGTCGACGTACGGATTTCCTGATTCCGACTCGTAAGCTCCTGACGAAACAGCGATTTCCTTGGCTTTTTTCGTCGCCGACATCCCGGATTTGCGCCCTGAATTCGCGCGTGCTCCGCCATGACCATTGGATTTTTTCTCTGCAAGTCCTTGTTCCGTCATGTCATATCTTCAAGTTTGCGAGCCGAAAAACTGCCGATCAACGCGG